ACTGTTATTAGTTATCTGTGCTGAAATAGTTACGCTCTGGCTATCGACGGTTTCGATATCGCTAGACCTAATTTGAAAGGTACCCTGAGTAAACTCAGTAATCGGCACTTCAAATATAACTTGGTCGGCAACATTATCTGCCGTATAAGAAACAGTTGTGTTGAATGTAGTAGAAAATAAATTTGAAAAATTATTATTGATCTTACTGAACGCAACTCGTAATGGATCGCCGGTGCCATCATTGGGGACAGCACCAATGTTGATGTATTCTTGATTTCCATATGGGCCACTAGTAATAGCAGTAGGCGTCACGGTGGTAACAGTTGGTTCAATAGTATGAACTACTGTTTTATTAACTGATACGGCAGCCTTGCTAGTAGATACTATAGCGTTATCTACTGTGGGAAGTGGATGAATAACATTAACAATCTCAGGAGTACCGGGCGCTATAGCATATGCTACACCCGGCGGAGATGAATTTATATAAATGTTATTTGTCTGTATATTAACCGAATTTGAAAAATTATTCGTAGTAACATTCGCAACTATTGTGTTAGCGATAGCTTCAGGAGGTACTTGAAAGGGGTCAACCAGCTCTACATTAGCTATTTCTACATTGGTAATGGCATTATTTACTGTGGGACGGATGGCGCGGCGAGGATCAGTTGAAGTGGCCGGTGTCTTAACAGTAACAATGGGTTTTTTTGGCATCTGATAATTTAAAAGTTATAGTATATTTATCAGTTACTTTGAGTTTGCAGTTTCAGCTACTTTCTTTTGAGCAGTATACCACTCTTGCCAAGATTCTACTAATGCAGCACAAGAATAATATTTTCCATAATTATTAGTAACTGTCTTCATTAACTCGCTAAGCACACTTGTAGGCTTTTCAATGGTTGCTAATGCTTCACATTTCTCTAGCAATGTTTCAGGGACAGCGGGAAAGGTATATTTAACTGGAACGACAGTAGAACATCCCGTTAATAATACTGTACAAAATATAAGTATATTTTTCATTTTGTGGGCGCGGTAGAAGGCAGCGCGGCTGCATTATGTGCATTGATTACCACCTCAGGGATAGGACAAGTGGTATCATACTTTACTACCTCCCGATCAATATAGGTTCTAATCTCGTCACCTTTTTCTTTTATTATTTGCCGTTTAGTCAATATTTTAGTGACTACCGTTGTATTAACCTGCAGGGATTGGGCTTTCGCTTCTGCAACCTTAGCTTCCATTTCTTTGACTTTAAGTTGCCATTCAGCATCATTAGCCAAGCCGCCCTCTAAGTAAACAGCTAACGATAGCATCAGCACACCTAGTATCTGTATCGGCAATCGGTACTTATTAATTAATGGGATAAATCCCAAGACGAATCCTGCAATTGTCCCCAATACACCACATATCAACAGCAAATGAATGCTTGCTACGGGAAGAATAGATAAGATCCACATCTTATATTTAGTCGGATGGGTACAGATGTTTGGGTAATATTTTTGGCGCGACCATGTCCGTACCACAAAAGCACTGCGGGCTAGTACAAGGTATGTAATCATTCGTAAATTCAATCACCGCATCATCAAGATGCCTTTCGCCACCAACCTCACATACGCCTCGATAAATGACATCGTGATCTACTCTCATATTACTGCCGCCTATAGCACAGTCCCAATTTAAGAATTTATTCTGTTGCTTTTTCATCAATAATTGAGGATCGATGTTTGTTGAAAAATTCTTGTTATAGGTGATTTTAAGTGTGTGGTTTATTCGGTGATGAGCAAGTAGTGTCGATTTACCTTTAGTCTCCCGTAGATCCCCGTACTCCCATCCGTGTTTTTTTAAACTAGCTAGTTGATCTGCGGTGTAAAATTCATATATGTCAAAGTTAAAAACCATAGACTTTAATGTTATGACCGCGCCGGTGTTCGCAACTATATACTCTCTCGCTTCAAACGCCCGATCTAAACTATTTAACGAGTGGGTTATCAAACAAACTACTTCCAATGCAGCATTGTGGAATAAGTTTAGTACCTCAGTAATATGTTGATAATCATTCGTTTGTTCACTGTGGTAGGTTATGAACAAATAATCCAATACGTTTGCTTCTTGTAGCTCTTTCCACCACCGCAATGTTCTAGAACCATTTGATATTAGGCTTATCATTGCCCCCTTTTCTTTCATATACTGAAGCAACGGGAGCAACTCGGGATACAGTGTTGGTTCTCCGCCGGTAATTTGTATCCAAAACGGAGATCCATCACAGGCTGCTACCAACTTATCGGCATATTCTTTGTATTTTTCTAAACTGAACCACCGTTGGCTTCCGTCTTTGTGTCGAGACCCGCAAAAACTACAATCGTGGTTACACACATTGTGTATTTTCCATTCAATGAATTTTTGATCTGTCGCAATGGCTTTTTCTACTTTTATGGGAAATAACTTCATTAGTTATTTATAAAAGTCTAGTACGCGCTCGGCAATATATTCAACTTCTTGATCTGTTAGTTCGGGGTACATTGGCAAGCTCAATACACCTCGACTTAACATTATACTAATACCCAATAAGTCTGGTTTAACTAAGGGTTTAGCTATTGGTAGATCACCTAATACATATTCATAATGCACTTTACTATCAATCCCATTAACTAGTAAATGTGTGTGTAAAGAGTTTCTATCCTCAAGATAGACTACAAATTTCTGATGGGCGTGAGAGTTCGATCCAGCTGACAAACATCTTAGGGGAAGGTCTTCGAAGGCGGCGCACCAATAATTTGCTATATCGCGTCTGCGCTGTTGCCATTGACCAATGTATTTGGTTCTGACAAGTATTTGGGCGCAGTCCTGTTCACTCATTTTTGAGTTTGATCCCGACGCGTGGAAGTATGGCTTACAGTTGTCTTTATATGAAGCTGCGTGTAAGTACAGTCCTTGATCGTTTGTTACAATGGCGCCACCGTTACCTGACGATGGGAGATTTTTTGTAGGGTCAAAACTGATAGACATCCCAGCACCAACCTGCCCATTAGCAACTAACCAATGCTGTGCCCCATCAACGATTACTCCGTTATTGTGTGCTAGCATGGTGTCATCCCAAGGTTGCGCACCATAAAGACCAACCAAGCATTGGTACGCATTAGCTATTGGTCCATTACGTGATAGTATGCCGTACTTGTCGGTATCTGCTAACTCAACATTCCACCCTGTTTTTAAAAAAGCATTTAGTGTGGCTGGGTAAGTTAGATTGGGTAACCGAATCGTGGGTGTTCCATTAATAACCGGTATATGCGTTGACTTCTTATAGTCTGCTATAATCTCTAGTGCTTGTGTGCCACTATGAACCGTAACGGCATATTTTGTCTTAGTTCTTTCCCTTAGCCAAGCTTCAAAATCGCGGGTATAACGACCCCCGACTAGTTGACCGTCTTTGAGAGCATTATGCGTTGCGTCAAGCAATTCATCTTTAAGATTTTTGTATTGTTTTGCTAGCCCAAAATGGGGAATTTGATAACCAATCATAATACTTGTCAAAGCCTTCTTCTACGTCTATTTTAGGATTGTATCCAAAATCTCTACGGGCAGCATCAATGTTCAATGCCCCGCGACTTGGGAAATCAACATCTTTGTTTTTTACTTCAATCGTTCCCTTGCCAGCATATTTCACTGCTAAATTAGCAGCATCAAGTAAGGTACGACTGCGGCTCTTGGTAATATTGTATGTTTTGTTGTTTGTGTTGTCGGATAGTGCTGCTGCAACGATACCGGCAGCCGCATCAGTAACATAGGTAAAATCTAATGTTTCATACGCCCCGTTGACATTAAGCACTCCTCCACGCATAGCAGTTAGCATAAACTTAGCAATAACCCTATCTTCAACATCTAGTGGGCCATACACTGCGCTAGGACGAATTATAGTGTGAGTAAAACAATTGCGGCGGCTGTAATCTTTGACTAACTGTTCTCCAGCAAGCTTCATAATTCCATACTGACCGTGTGGCTTACAATCATATTCTTCAGTTACATCATCATGGAAATCGCCATAGACCATACTGCTACTGATGTACACAAACTTACTCACCTGATGTGCTTTTGCTACTTCGCACAAGTTAAGCAAACCTTCTATCATTGTCCTGGCGCCAAGTGTAGGATTAGTATTGACTACTTTTTGGCGGGGAAAACTTGCCATATGAATAATAATTTCTGGCTTGTGTTTTTTAACTAACCAGTTGATACTGTCCGCATTGCTGATATCAATATTAGATATCTGATCAGTACAAATCTTCTTAAGCCGTTCTTCCATCAGATAATCAATCTCAGCTTGAGGGATAATGCCATAGTTGGTTCGAGTGTCCGTAATGACAACCTCGTGTCCTAACTCTTCTAACTTGCTAACTACATTGTGTCCAATTAATCCCAAGCCGCCGGTTACTAAAATTTTAGTCATACTTTAATTTCCAATAGGTGTAATCTACTTCTGTAAGTTTTGCTCTTATACTATAATGATATCCATAATGCATATCCGGTGATCTATGCCAACTTGGGACTTCGACTGCGTGGGTCATTACGAATTTCCCAGGTTCGCTCTCTTGCCAATTCCATAATGGTTCTGCCGCGAACAAATCCGGATCTTCCACATCACCCATTGTAAATCGATGAACAACACATTCAATTATTTTCATATTAGTATTCTTTTTAGAAAATGAATTGTAACGATTTCGCAACTGTGTGAAAAAATCCTTCATCCCGCTAAACTGCCATATTCATCTTTATGGGAGGGTGCGATTGATACCCGACTAATTTTACATCATCTATCGTAAACTTGTCAATGTCCGTTGTGTCGGGGTTCAACCAAAGCGTAGGTGAGGGTAATGTGTCTCTTTTCAACTGTTCTTTGATAGAGTCAACGTGGTCGGTGTAGATGTGAGTGTCGCCGGTACTGATAACCAATTCACCAACAGTTAACCCACAGCACTGCGCGATAAGATGTGTTAGCAACGCATAGCTAGCGATATTAAACGGGATTCCAAGTGCCATATCTACACTACGCTGGTACATATGGCAACTTAGTTCTTTGTTTTTGTTAACATAAAATTGGCTCATAACGTGACAAGGTGGCAATGCCATTTGGTCTAGCTCGCCCACATTCCAAGCACTTAAAATGTGCCTGCGCCCATTAGGATCTTGTTTCAGTCCTTCTATGAGTTTCGCCAATTGGTCAACCTCACTAGTTACATTAAAGCTAGCCGCCATTTCAGGGTGATGAACTACTTTTACGCCGCGCCAATGTCGCCATTGAACACCGTATACTCTTCCCAAATCGCCATCAAATTGTGCTTTGGGTTTCCAATAAGGTGACAGTGCATTGGGAGTCCAAATTGTCACAGTACCGTTTCTATCACCGTGTGTGATTTCTGCCAATCTACGCTCTGAAGATGACCCTTCAATAAACCATAGCAGTTCACCCACGACTGCTTTCCAAGCTAACTTTTTTGTAGTTACCGCGGGAAAGCCTTTCCTGAGATCAAATCGTAATTGACGGGCAAAGACAGAGAGCGTACCCACTCCAGTCCTGTCATCTTTAATTTCACCGTTATCTAAAATATCTTGGAGAAGGTCGAGGTATTGTTTCATTTTCTATTCCAAATTTCATACGTATGATCGGTATTAACTTCATCGTATGTTAGAGAAAACTCTTTAGGCAATTGTAACAGGTCAATGAAAGTATCGCAAGTATATTTGGTAAAGGTGCGAGAAAGATTTACTGATGTGATAAGATGCCACACTGAGTTGATAAGTCTCGCGCCGCCAATAATACAAGCAGCGTCATTAAAATGTGCCAGAGTGTTTAGGTCTGTGATACCATACAACCCCGGAATGTGTGGAAGAGAGTGGGGATTGGAAGTTACAACATAGTTTGTTCTATTAGGTAGTGGTTTTACGGGGAGGCTATCCCAAGTATTACGGCCCATAACAACTATTTTACCGGATGTTAATTTTTTAAATCTCGGCAAATCGCCTTGGATTCTACTCCAAGGCAATTTGTTGTTGTAGCCTATCCCACCATCGGGATCAGATGCTACTATTAGTTTCATAGTTTATTCAGTAAACGGTCAGTTTCCGGCTGAACAGTATCAGCTATGCTCTGAACATTCAATACAAATTCTACGCTTGAGATAATATTATCCAGTTCTTGAAGTTTTCTACTTACCGCTTCTTCAACTTGATCAGGATCTAGGCCTTGAAGCAAAAACTTTTCAATGTTTATCGTTTGTTGTTTTTTACCGGCTAACTTGATAACTAACTTTTTAATAAACTGAACTGGTATTTTTTGTTTTTCTACATCTTCAAGGATATGCTCCCATTTCTCAATGAATTCAGGTGACATTATACTGCTACTTTAGCACGTGTTTTTCTTATTTTAGGAATAGTATCCACTGCCGATTTTACTGATTTAGTAATCTTCTTAGCGGGTGCTGGATCCAATTGGATAGCTTCTTGCAACAACCGATCAGCTTCTGCAATCAATCCAGTAGCCTCTAGTTTCATTTTTTCAGCTTGTTGCCTACGTTGTGCTGCTAAAGCAGAATCCCCTAGAATACCGTCAGGTGTTGACGCTGGCGGTGTCTGACCTCGCATTCTACGAGCCACATCTGCGGGCACTTGCATTCCCAAACTGCTATCCATTTCAGCAAGCTTCTTAACTGCTTCTTCTCCCAACTTCATTTCATTGAGAATCTTGTTTAGATCCTCAAGCTTGATTTTTGTATTGGGTGCCGGTGTCATTATAATTTGTGATGTTTGAACCTTTTTGATCTGGCCCTCAACGTGTAGCGTTTGAAGAATGGGCTTACCATCTTGCGTATATGACCTATTCAGTGCATCGGCTAAATTCTCACTGGTTTGTCCTATGTCACTCTCAATACACTTGATTAGTGGATCGTGAATGTTCTTATTCAACAACTCAGTATGTGTGACTAAGCACATATGCGGTTCGCCCGGCACTTCACGGAAAATGATTGCAACCTTGCGGTCTCCGTGCTTACCTACGTGTCTTGTAAATTGGGCCATAAATTATCTCCTTGTGTTGTTAATATTTAATATGATTTGTATCTCTACAAATTTATTTACTCAAGACCATGTAAGTTCATACAATACCGCTTCGCTTGGGTCTTCAAATGAAACTAATGAACGCATGGTATACATGTTATCCCACCCGTCGCCTCCAGTTGCGGTTACAGGTAAAATAGTAAACCTACCTTTCAATTTATCCATAACCCACATTCTAGCTTCCTCGCTTAACATAGCTTGAGCTATTACAAAATGTTTAGGGTTACTATTGATTTCACGGTTAGAGAACCAATTTATCGGGTCTATGTTTAATACATCCATACCGTTAATTATCTTTGGTGTTGATAAGAGTATATATCATTTCTGCCTTATTAATAGCATCAGCCAAGGTTGGTTCAGTATAGGAGAGCTTTAATATTTCTCTCCAAACCAACCATTGACTGTTCCAATGCTCTAGGGCGTTCTCGGTAACTAATGTACGTTCCTTCTGGCCGCTCTTACGAGCATAGACCGTCTTTCCGCCGTCCGGGCTTTCGTAAATGATTATTTCTTCAATTGACGTTGTAAGTGCCACACTGTTTATTATTTCTCATCATAGATAGCAAAAGTCCCAAACGGGGGACTGGGATCCTTGTCACCGTGAATGATCCAAGTAGTGTCGCAATAGTCAGCGTCACCCCACGATCCACAGGGATATCCGTCAGTGAATACGATAAGGCGTTTTGGCGACATTGCGTTTTCTTTAAGATAGTCAAAGATAGCCTCAAAATCAGTGCCACCACCACCCACCGGCTTGTAATCGTCAATCAGGTCCAAGTTTTCACTAGTAAAGTCGGCTGGATTGTATATTTCAGTGTCAAAGCAAAAGATATGAATCTTATATCCATCGAACGCATCCATCATTCCCGCTGTTTCAGCTAAGAACTGCCCCGCTTGCTTGTCAGAAATACTACCTGACATATCAATCGCTATCGTCACTTCGATTTCTTCACCGGGCGTCATACCGGGCATGATAGCATCAATATGCCATCCCTTGCGCGAGGGCCGCATCCAAGAAAAGTCACTGCGGATAGAACTAGTCAAATTTGATTGAATCAATTCACGCCATGGCATGATTGGATTAGTGTGAGCCTTAATCAATCTCTCGACATTAGCGGGCACTGTTCCGGCTTCAGCGCCGCCAGCAGCATTCAAAATAGCCTGCTTAACTTCTTGCCGAATCCGCTCACGTTCTTCATTAGATACTTTGGGACGCCGGCGACCTCGATTGCCTTGTTCTCCGTCCCCATCCCCACCACCACCAGAGCCTTTGCCGGGTTCTCCTTCACCGTCCCGACCACCTCCACCCTCAGATCCTTCATCGTCCTCTTCCATATGATCATCGATCATCTGGTTTACTAGGTCCGCAATAGAGATAGTCTTGACATTTTTCATCAAGTCATCATAGATTTCCTCAGCGGCCTTGCCGTCATATTTTGCTTCATACAAACAGGGCACTGTCTTGATGAATTCCCCGACTTTATGCCGTTTCAAATCGGCATTGACTGCATAGTCATCAGCAATGTTCCAAATCTGCGGATCACGTTCACCCCGGCGTCCCATGTGATCATACACTACATGCAACACTTCGTGGCCAACCAGAAATTCTACTTCTTTGGGTTTTAACATCATAACAAAGCGGCTGTTGTAATAGAATTTCAGTCCATCTGTGCCAGCAGTAGAACACCATTCGTCCGCGTTAACCAATTGCAGCCTAGTAGCAAGATTACCAAAGAATGAATGACGCAACAAAAGACCAATACGGGCAGTAACCAGTCGCTCGCGGGCTTGATTGTCGATCTTGGGATCAGTCGGGCCGATCAGTTTGTCGAATTTATCACTACGCTTGCTTTTTTTAGTGGGAGAGAGTACTGCACTCATATTAGGTCCTTTATTAAAATGTATGATATAGTATATCACAAATAGCGTTTACTCGCAACCGAGACGATCAGTTACCAGCTTCAACGATATACTTTCCAAACTTCTTGTGGAACTCGTCAAAATTCTTCAACTGCGAGGGTTCAATGGGCAGCTTGTACGTTTTCAGCGCAATTTTAGCCCCCATAACAACCAATTCAGTCTCAAAGTTAGCCATGATGTAGCTGAAGAAATTATCAGCCATTTCGTGGAATTGCTTGTTATTGACCCGCTTGTTATCCAATGCATCCTTCAACTCATAACACATTGAAATTGTCAGAGAATACATCGCCGAGATTTCCTTGACTGCGAGGTCCTTGACTTTCCCTGCAAGAATGTCGCTGGGTTCAGGCATACGACCCGAGACTTTGCGGTGAGCCATAAATTTAACAGCAAGTCCCTCGCCAACTGCGCCTGCTACGAGATTGAAAAGGGTATCGGCATCCGTGTCATCATCATTCAGCAGATCGCTCACAAAGCACCAGCTACGCGGAGTAGGGAAAGCGCGGCTGCTTGACTTAGAATCAAGATTGTAGATATCCTGTTTAGCGAACGACAAGTATCCAACCACATCCTTGTGAATATTCTTATTCACAGCCCAAGTTTGCCATGATGCAAAGTCGGCTCGCATTTCCAAGTGTAGGAAACGATTAGCGAGGGGCATTGGCATGCGATAAGTAACACCCTTGTCACTATCCCTATTGCCGGCTGCAATCAGCACCACATTATCAGGCAATTTGTATTTGCCGATACGACGATTCAAGACCAACTGATACGCGGCCGCTTGAACAGCAGGGGGAGCCGAATTCAATTCATCAAGGAAGAGAACAATGATTGGATATTTTGAAGCCAACTCATCATCAGGCAGATCGATTGGGGGAGCCCAATCCATCTTGTTAAGATCACGATTGAAGAATGGGATGCCGCGAATGTCAGTCGGCTCCATTTGAGCCATACGCAGATCGATCATAAAACCACCCAGTTCCTGAGTTACTTCAGAAACAACATCACTCTTGCCGATGCCGGGAGGGCCCCAGAGAAAGATTGGGCGCTTGCTTTTAAACGCCTTGAGGATTGCTTTGCGCGCTTGGACGCTAGTGATAGTGAGAGTGTCAGAAATTTGAGACATTTGTTACTCCTAGTGAAAATTTACAATAAATGAATTATAACTGATGTTGGATTTATTGTCAAGTTTTTAATCCATCAACTTAGCAACCAATATCAGCTTTTGCAGGTGATCAATCGATTGATTGATGCTAGCAAGAGGACCTTCAAGTATGAAGGATTGTCTGGACTGCCGGCAGATTACCTCTTTTTTGGAAATATCGGTGAGCATCCCTTCTATGTTTTTCAGCATTTTACGGAGATCAGGGTTATATCTAATGCGAGATAGGTCGCGGCGCAACTCATCACACACTGTTCTCCCGTCTATCGCAGTCTTTACATTCATACCCATATTATACTATATAATGGTATTTATGTCAACCTTGTCGGGCCACCGTGGTAAAAGGGGCTTTGCCCCTTTTAGTGTGCCTATTCAGTTGTTTAGAACCGATGGGTGACACCTACTCCAAACTGAGTAACATCAGCTACAGTGCCAAAACGATTGACATTGCGATAAGCTACATTAATTTCAGTACGCTTGCTTAAAGCATAATCGGCGCCAGCAGAATATGCTTTAACATTGCCATTTGTCCTACCATAACTAGCTTTCGCTGTAATGGCACCGAACGTGCGAGCTACCCCAACCAAGTCACCTTTACTCTTAACAACACCGGTGTTGTCACTATGAGTGTATGCTAATTGAGTTCCCATTACCTTTGTACTTAAGCCTATTACAGTGCTCTTTTCTTTACCGCTTTCAAAGCGTGCCAGTGCAGCATCAACATTAGCAACCGTTGCAGTCAATGCATAAGCCGAAGCATTAATGCCACCATCACGCGAACGCTCATATGCAATCCCTACATTTTTCATCGGGGTCAATGTGATGAACGCAGCATTACCTAAACGTAGGTTGCGAAGATTATGAACATCTCCGGCTACAGAGCCATATAGCGTGCCAAATACATCATTAGCTGTAATAGCCAAGAATTGGCTATGAACATTACGTCCAAGATCAATACTAACTAGCTTAGTTGTCAACCCTACGGTTGCCTGACGATCACCAACCTTAGTACCATTCCCATCAATCGTGTTAGCACCTAGACTAGTTTCAATGACCGCCCTTGCGGTTGCGCCATTCCCTATTTTCTCACTTGCAGTCATAGAAAAATTACTAGTTGGCTCAGTAACTAAGCCGGTAACTCTGCGGGCGCCTGTGGTAGAAGTGTCTACAATCTCGCTAACTTTACCCGACATTGTTAGTTGGGCACTGGCCACGCCAGTTAACGCCATAAATAATGTTGCCATTACGATTTTTTTCATATCTTATTCCTTTAATAAAGAATCCGAGACTCGGATTATACAAATATTTATGCTAGCGTAGGCAGACAAATAATTTATCTGTTTGTGTAAAGTATGATACTATTGGCTGTATTTACCCAAAGAAATAGAGACCGAAGTCCCTATTCTGCTATTTTTGGTTACGAGGCATAACTGCCTCGCTTTCAACCGTTTGAGGCTAAAAGGTATGTATTATCGTTTGCGGATAATGGTTTTATGCGATTTACGGTCGTCATCTACCGTGTTGCCGTCTTCAATATCTCACGCTGTCG